CGGCCAGCCAGTAGCGGGCAGCGTCAGGACCGAGCCGAAGTTCAGCCACGCGTCGACTGCTCCGCCCAGTCGGCATCGTCGAACACCAGCGTGCAGCGCTCGGCGAGCAGCCCAGCGGCGTGATCCCAGAAGGCAGCGACGGCGCTGGCGGTGTGGTCGGCGTCGTAGAACACGAACCCGAACCCGGCGCCGACCGTGGGCAGCGCGTTCCGCATGTCGTCGTTGACGAACACGAACAGCCGGTCGCCGATGAACGGGTCGACGTTGGCGAGGAACTCGTCAGCAGAAGTGGCGGGGCACCACTCGTCGCCTCGGTGGTGGTCGATGGTGACGAGCTCGCAACCGGGCGGCAGGGAGTCGAGCAGGACTGCGGTCGACAGGCCGAGGTAGTGGCCGACCTCCAGCGCCCTAGTGGTTGTGGTTGAGGCTGCGAGCTTGGCGAGCGCCTGACACTCAGCCACCGACAACGGTCCGGCAATCTGACCGCGCAAGGCGGCGTGATCCGTCATGCGCTCATCTCCCGTTCCTTCGGGAACAGGTCGAGCATCGCCCGCTGCAGGTCGTAGGTCTCCTCGTCGCAGAACACGCCGCCCTTGTCGTGGGTGGTCTGAACGCCGGTGTCGACGTGGACCGGGAAGCCGGCGGCCTTGGCCCGCAGGAAAAACGACATGTCCTCACCGAACTCCGTGAATCCGTTCTTGCCCTTCGGCAGTGAGATCAGCGAGAACCACTTGTCGCCGTGGATCGCCCGCAGCTGCTCGAGCACCGTGCGGTGGACGAGGAAGCACGCGGCGCCGGTGGCGTCGACCTCGATGACCTGATCCCTCGGGTAGTCGAAGATCGGGACGAACCCGACCTCGTCGTCGGTCTCGTACATGCGGTACACGGTCGGGGTGAGCCGGTAGCGCAGCGCCCCGTAGTCGCCGAACCCGTCGTGCTTCTGAGCGAAGCACAGCCCACCGACGATCGGCCGATCCGTCGGATCAGCCACGGCAAGCAGTCGATCGACAGTCTCGGGAGCGAACCCCATGTCGGCATCGATGAACCACAACCAGTCCGCCGACGAGTCGTCAAGGAACGCTCGCACCACGGAGTTGCGCCCGTTGTGCAACTGCCCCGCTCCGGTCTCCTGGTCGATATAGGCACGGTTGTGCCCGACGACCCGCTGGTCGTGGGCGTTGTCGTACATGGCGAGGTTCATCAGCGCTTTGCCGAACACGGCGGACCATTCGCCCGGGTGGATGAACCCGATGGAGACGAGGTCGTTCACGGCTTGCGTCGCGTGGTCCGCCGCTCGCCGGGACGAGCTGTCGCTTCCTCGACTCCGTTGGCGAACAGCCATGGGAACTCGCGCACGACAGGGTGATCAGCGTCGAACGCCTGACCTTCCTGCACGGCGATGGGGGCGCCTTCCACGGTGAGAACCGCGGACGCGTTGGCACGGACTGACGGCATGGCACACGCTCCTGAACGGCAGACGGAGAGGCAGGCGCTGAGACGACCCGACGCCTGCCAGGCCGGGCCGTCTCAGCGGGGGGTGACGTCGATCAGGCCGACGTCTTGTCCTGGAGAAGACGGAACGCCAGGTCGTTGACGCTGTCGCCTCCGGTCCTCCAGTGGCAGTACCAGCCGCGTCGACCGTCGGGCAGGTTCGTGGCCGTGTTGAACATCACGGGGATGTACTCAACGGCGAACGAGCCGGGCTTGTCGACGATGACGTAGTTGGTGAAGTCGCCGAACACGATCCGGTTGTCCCGGACCGTGGTCGTGGCGGTGTTCGGAGCGTCGTCGGACTCGATGACTGGACGCCGGTACAGCGTGTCGGTCGTGCCCTGCGGCAGGTCCGACGAGTACGACGCACCGAGCGCGGAGCCCAGGTTCTGGATCTCCAGAGCCCACTGCGGGTTCATCAGCCAGGACGACCGGCCACGCCAGCGCACCGGCACCGACCGGTACGTGGCGTCGAGGTCGGCCTTGAAGATGGCTGCAGCGGTGTTCGACACGAGCTCGACGTTGGTGTTCGCGTCGAGTGCCGTGAAGATGCCGAACGGCTCGTTGGTGCCGGAGCCGGTGCAGTGCGCGGCACCCTCGAGACGGTCGCGAGCATCCGCGAACATCATCAGTAGCTCGCCGGCCAGGCCGGAGATGTCGTCGTCGGCCTCGATGGACGCCTGCGCGAACGCCTGCGCCTTGTGGACCGACACGGACGGCTGCCCGAACGTCGGGGTGTCGTCGGACACCTCGGTGAGCTGGGCGTCGAAGCTGGCGGTGATGCCGGCCGAGGTGATGCCCTGCCAGGACGTGTCGCCGGGACGGGTGAGGGTCACGACTCGGGAGATGGCACGCAGTGCGTTGCTCGATCCCGAGTTGGTGATGATGACCGTGGGGTCGAGGTGCGTCGGCACGAGGTAGTTGCCGTTGGCGTCGGTGAGGGTGGACATCGCGGTCCGCTCTTCCTCGTTGAGCTGCCAGGCGCGACCGGTGACGACCTTGGCCCAGCCCGACTCGTACTCGTCGGTTGCGCGGGCCAGCAGGCCGCGAGCCCACTCGCGGTCGCCCTTGTGGCGCTTCACGAGCTTGCGGACGTGGTCCATGTTCTCGGCGTCGTCGACCTTGCCCTCGAGAGAGCGGGTGACGGCGTCAGCGAGCTGCATCGGGGTTGCCGAGCGGTCGTTGAGGACGTCGGTGGTGTCCGGGGTGGAGATCACCTGCAGCGACGGCCGGCTGGCTCGCGCCTCGGTGCGCTCCTGGATCTTCACCAGCTCAGCCTCACGCTCGTCGAGCGCTTCGAGCTGCTCGTCGATGCCGGCGATCTCGGCCTGACGGGCCTCGACCTCGGCGCTGTCGGAGTCGGTCAGGGACCGCTCCTCGGTGATCGCCGCTGTGGCGACGGCCTCCATGGCCTCGAGGGCGGCGGACCGCTTCTCCTCGATCTTGCTGCGCTCCTGTCGGAGCAGTTCCAGAGCCTTCATGACTCCTCCTTGGGGGGTCGGGCCGCACGCTTGGCGGCGGCCACTGCGAGAACGGCACGCGGGTCGGCGCCGTTCGGTGACCCCGAGGTGTCCGAGCGGACTGCGTCGGGGGGTGGGGTTGAGGTGTCCGTGCGGACTGCGTCAACTCCGAGGTCTGCGAGCAGCTGGGATCGCTGCGAGTCGTTGAGGTCGGCGAGCAGGGAGCGCACGCCGACTGAGGTCGCTTCGTAGGCGGGGAACACGACCGGCCCCAGCTCGAACAGGTCGAGCTCACGGATCGTCCGGACGGGAACGTCGTCGCCGGACTCGTCCCACTCCTCACGGGTCACCCGGAACCGGAACGACATGCCGTCGATGGCGCCGCCGGCGATCGCCTGACGGATCGGCTCCACCCTCGGGTTGTCGAACATGCGGGCACGGACGAACAGGCCGTGGTCGTCCTCTGAGAGCTTCTCGATCGCTGCGATCGGCACGGAGCCGGTGGCGATGTCGTGGCCGTGGTCGAACTGCATGACCGGCGTCCGCTCACCGAGGGTGCGCTTGAACGCGCCCCGCTGGATGATCTCGTCGAAGCGCCCCTCCCACGAGTCGATACGGGTGGGCGAGTCGAAGACTGCGGCGTAGCCCTCGAGGGTGAACCCGTCGTCGTCGGACGCCCGGGCGGTGAAGGATGCGGCGCGTGTGAGCAGCGCCTTGGGTGCGTCAGGCATTGAGGGTCGCCTCCGATGTGGGGGGGGTGTCGGCGGCAGGACTTCCCGGGATGCCGGGTTCGTCGAACTCGGCGCCGTCGAACGGCTCCTCGTCCTCCTGGGCTCGCACTTCGTTGATCGTGGACGTCCTGTTCCGCAACCTGCGGTCCTGGATCTCCGATCGGGTGATCGGATCGACACGGAGGAATGCGTTGCGGTTGAAGCGAGCGAACTGCGGCTTCGGCAGTAGGCGGGTAAGGCCCTTCTCGATGCGCACCAGTCGGGACTCAAGCGAGTGCTTCAGATACGCCAGGTCGGCCTGCGACACGTTGGCGTAGGTGACGTTCTGGCCCGACGTCGCGGAGTACACCAGCGACGGCGGCACCCGCCAGAAGCGACACGCCTCCTCAATGCAGAACCGCATCAGCTCGATGAACTGTGAGTCGTTCGGGTTGACGGTGATCGGCGTGTAAGTCCACCCGGACCCCATCGCCGCCGGCTCCCGGTTGCCGCGCAGGGCGTTCATGAACGACCGCTTGGCGCCTTCGACCTGTTCCTTGGTGAGGGTCGGGTCCGGGTTGCTGAGGATCGCCGACGGTGCTGCGTTGTCGCCGAAGAACCGGCCGCCGAACTCCCGGGCAGCGACCGCCGTCCCAATCGTCGCCTGCGCCCGCTTCACCGGCGACTCAGCGAACGGAGACCCCGCACGCACCAGACGGCCAGGTAGATGCCAGAGGTCGCCATACGGCCACAGCTGCCGGTCCTCACCGAGCACCGCAACCGTCGGAACACCACGCTCCACACGCCGGTTCGTGACGATGCCAGCGTCGATCGGCTCGATCGACGTCGGCAACCCGCCGACCCCGTACGTGGTGATCTCCCCGAAGGCGTTCCCGTCGGTCTCCAACGAGTCGGAGATCTGGTACAGCCACACGTCCTGTTCGACCAGACCCGACGGCTGGGCGATCAGCGATGGCGCCGGCTCCAACGGCACCCGACGGTCACCCGACTTAAGGACACCGTCCAACGGCAGCGCCGAGATCGACCCCGCCAGAACATCCACGCACGCCGCCGACGCAGCGTTTGCCAGCGCCGTCGCCACCGACACATGCGTCGGGCTGTACGGCAGAGTTGCCGTCCACATCGCGGCGTACTGCGACAACGAGATGTCCCGCTCTTGCGTCTGCGGTTCGGCATCACGGAGGAAGAGACCCATCAGCTCCCCTTCCGCTCAAGCAACACGCCGACGGTCAGCGCCGCAGCACCACCGACAGCCAGACCGCATGTCACGCCGAGCGTGAACGCTGCGGCCACCAGGAGAAGCAGGCCGACGACCTGCCAGATCGTCGACAACACGGCCCCTCCGATCAGTACGCCCAGGAGGCCACCTGCTCAGGCACCTCGACCGGCTTCCGAGCCACCGCGACGGCCAACGTCAACGCCACCAGCGGCGAGATGTCACCCGGCGACTTGCGCGACCACGCCCACGAATCCGACAGTGGTCGGATCGCTGCGATCGCGACCGCAGCGTTCAACACCGGCTGGTCCCGATGCCGGAACAGCCCCTCCGACACGGCGTCAGCAATCGCCCCACACGCCTGCGCCATGTCACGCGGCGTCGTCAACACCACCTCGACGCCCCGGGCCGCGAAGTCGTCGATCAGCGACCCGGCTGGCGACGCTGGATCGATGACCACACGGTTGGTTCGCTCCGACACCCAGTCCACGACACCCGCCGTGCCGGCCTCGTGGTACACGACCTCGCCGTGCAGGAACCCGTCGACACGAGTGCCGGCCACGGCGACCGACGTCCACTTCCGATCCGGCGACGTGTCGATCGCCCACTCG